TCCTGCCGGATCGCCAGCTTCAGGGCCTGGTCGTACATGCCGGCAACCCGCTGGAACTTCGTGTCGCTCTGCGTCTGCGCCTCGCAGGCTTCCATGGCCAGGCGGCAGGCCAGCGCGTCGACGAACAACGGATCGAACAGCGAGGTGTCGGTGACGCGCGCCACGTAGCGCACGGCCAGCGGCGCCGCGAGGTCGGTCAGCAGGCGCCGGCCCTCGACGGCCCACGGCGCACGCTGCTTCATGCCGGTGCGCAGGTAGATCTCGTTGACCTGCACCAGGCCGAGGAAGTCGGCCGGAAGCTCGTACTGCAGCTGGTAGCCCCAGTCAGGCGCCTGCGCCAGCGCCGACAGCCGCGTGCGCCGCATGGCGAACTTCCAGCGGTGCGCTCGGATCTCGGCGTCGCGCGTGTCGTCGAACAGGGCCGCCATCGTGCGGGCCTGCTTCACGTTGTCGGTGAGCAGGAGGATCGGCTGCTCGCCCAGCTTGATCAGAGCGCGATTGACGATGGACACCTGGCTGGCCATGCCTGCCTCGCATCGGGTGGGGGTGATGCGATTCTAGCGGCAGCGTTGTGGAATCACAACGCACGAAAGCCCGCCTGAGCGGGCCCGGCGCGCCGCACGCATCGTCAGTTGATCACCAGGAAGCTGAACGACTTGGCCGCCGTGGCAGCAGCGTTGCCGGTCACGGTGAACGAGCCGGCGCCCACCGTCACGCCGACGACCGAGGTCAGCGTCGCGTCGGCTGCGCCAAGCAGTTGCACGAACACCTCGGACGTGGCCGTCACGGCGCTGTTCGTCACCACCACGGTCGAGGCAGCCGCCGCGAACGCGGCCCGGCCGAGCGCCGAGTTGTTGGTGACGTTGCCCGGCGTGGCAGACGAGTCGGTGCGGGTGATCGCCAGAGTCGTGAAAGCGCCCGTGCTGCGGGTCGTCGCGCCCACGGACGTGCCGTTGATGGTGCCGCCGGTCAGCGCCACGGCCGCCGGGTTGTAGCCGCCGGGGTCGACCGTGACGAGCAACGCGTCGCCCTTGGTGATCAGCGCCTGCGCCTGATCGCGCGGCAGGTCGTAGGTCTGGCCCAGGCGAAGCACGATGCCCGATGCGATGTTGCTGTCCCTGGACATGCGGATGAACATGCTGTCACCTCGGAAAAAGGGCCACCCTTGGGCGGCCCGTCAGATCGGATCGGCCTCGCCGCCGGCCGGTTGCGTCGGCGCCGTTCGCTTGCGCCGGCTTGGTGCTGGCGCCGCATCGGCCTCGGCCGCTTCAGGCTCCGGCTCGGCCACCTCGTCCGCGGCCGGCTCCTCGTCGACCATCTCGGCCCAGTTCATGGCCTGGTGGTGTTCAAATACCTGCCCGGCCTCGACGTACCGGTACGGGTTGGCGAGCACCCCGGGCTTGAGCGCGCGCTGCTTCACGTCAGACCACCACGAACCCGCCGGGGCACTTCACGTCTTCCTGCGCGTCGAGGACCAAGTGCGCCGAGAGCGTGGTCGTCGGGGTCGTGCCGCCCTGCGTGTAGGCCAGGCGGATGAACCGCTCCAGGCCCTGGCGCGGCAGGTGGAACGCGAGCTGCGACGACGCGCCTGGCGTGGTGACCGCGTTCAGGTAGGTGATCGTCGTCGCCGGAGAAGCGAAGCCGACGTTGTCGTCGGTCTGCAGCGTCACCGTGATGGTGGGCGTGGTGCCGCCGGGCGCCGCCTCGAAGTTCAGGACGATGAACGGCTCGCCCTTGCCGGCGCCGATCTGGCGAATCTGCGACAGGTCGATCACGTCGGTGGACGGCACAAGGGTCGTGCCCGAGAGCGCCTGCGACTGGCTGAAGGCGTTTTCGCGGTCGAGAATCATGATGGTTCCTTCCTTCTCGTGCGGCCGATCAGCTGATCTGCGCTTCGGTGTTGGTGATGACGTCCACCCGGCGGATCGGGATGCCGAGGAAGTTCAGGCCGCCGCGAATCGGGTTGCCGAACTGGTCCAGGCCCTGCTCAAGGCCGAGCGCGTTCGCCGAACGGTTCATCGCGTGGACGCGCAGCATCGAGAACACCGTCCGGTTCATGTAGAACACGGGCTTGCAGCTGCCGAAGTTCGGGATGCGGTCGATCATGCGGCTCATGAGCTCGATGATCCGCACGGTCGTGCCCGCGGTGTCGGCCACCAGGGCGGACACGTCGATGTTGCAGCCGCGCACCACGTAGCGCCAGTCACGCAGCGCCACGCCGCACTTCCACTGGTAGCGGTCGAGGTAGGCGCGGTACTTGCCGCCGACAGCGTCGGTGACAGTCTCCAGGCCCAGGTCCTCGTGCTGCAGGCCGGCCATCGACCCCTTGGGGAAGATGCCGTGCACGCTGTTCTGGCCCCAGCCCATCAGCCAGATCGAGGTGCCGTCGCCGCCGGTGACGGTGCCGGCCGACAGGATGTTCTGCCCGTTGGTGGCGCCCGCGATGGTGCTGTAGCGCGGCGCCAGGCCGAGGAACCGCTCGGGGTTCAGCTCGCTGTCGCCGTAGAACAGCGTCGAGGCCATCGTCTGGTTCATCGCCTCGATGAAGGCGGTGGACTCCGACAGGCGGAAGGCGGCGGTCGTGCCGTTGAGCTCGGCGAGGTCCTTGTCGACCTGGCCGAAGGCTTCCAGCATGCCGCACGCATCGTCGACCGTGACGGTCGTCGACTTCGCCTGCGGCACGCCGTAGTTCAGCTTGCGCCAAGCGACGGCCGGCAAGCCCGTGCGGACGGTCGTGCGATGGCCGGTGGCGATGTTGCCCTCCAGCCACAGCATGTCCATCAGGATCTCGTTGGACTGGTTGAGGAGCTCGACGACCGGCGAGATGCCGTTGCCATCGGGCGAGACGCGCTTGGCCCAATCGGTGAGCGTCAGCGCCTGAAAGCCAATCGTTGCCATGCAACCTCCGGTGTGGATTTCCCGTCGTCAGTGGTGTGGAAACCACACCAATAGCCGCGACTGTAGCGCCCGCGCCACTGTTGCGTCAACACTACAGAAAATCTCAACGCCGCTCAGTTCGGCATGTTCGGGTACATGCGCTGCGCCAGCGACTTCTCGCCCGCGCCAGCGTTGCCCGCGCCGCCAAGGCCCGCCGTCGCGTCGTGCTCGCCCAGGCCCTGGCCGATGCGGTGCAGCGCCTGGATCGTGGCCTTGTAGCCCAGCACGCCCTCCATCGCCCCGATCACCGCGCCGGCCTGCTCCTTCGGGAAGAACTGCGTCGCCGCGCGCCGCGCGAACTCCATGTTCGCCGCGTGCTGCTGGCCCCACTCGTTGCGCAGGTCGGCCTGCTCGGCGGTGTTCTTGGCGTGCAGCGCCGCGATGCGATCGGCCTCGACCTTGTCCGCCGCCTGCTGTTGCGACGCAACGAACTCGTTCCACTTGCCCGCCAGCTTCTCGGCCTGCTGCGGCAGGATGCCTGCGTCCTTGAACCACTCCGACGCGGTCTTGGCGAACGCGCCGTCGTCGCCCTCGGGCACCGGCAGCTTGTAGTCCTCGGCCTTCTCGGGCGCGCCGATCGCCTTGTAGAACTCGGCCCACTGCTCGGACGTGGCGTCCTTGCCGGGCAGCTTCAGCGCCGCCTCGCCGGATGCGTTCGGGTCGGTGCCGGGCGCCGGTGCTGGCGCTGCAGCCGGTGCGCCTGGCGCAGGAGCGGGCGCCGGTGCGCCGCCCAGGAGCTCGGCCGCCGCGTTCGGGGCAGCGGGCGCAGTTGCGGGCGCAGCAGGAGCGGGCGCGCCGGCGGCCGGCGCGGGTGCGTTACTCGTGGTCGTGGTCATGGTCGTCGCCTTTCAGTGCGTTGATCTGCTCGTCGGTAAGGTTCAGTATCTGCGTGATCTTCAAAAACACCTCGCGCCGGCCCTCGGCCACAGCCGTGGCGTGAGTGTCGACGCGGCCGTCGCGTCCGATCACGATGCAGGACGTGTCCGCGCGGCAGAACTCGCGGAGCTCGTCCAGGATCGGCCGCGCCTGCTTCGGCGTGGCCTTGCGGCGCTGGAACACGGCCCGCGCGCTCTCGCGCAGGTTCCAGAACCGGGCGAACAGGTTGGCGCCGACCATCAGTGCACCGTCGCCGCCTCGATGCGGTCGCACATGTCGTCTGTCGCCTCGTCCTCGTCACAGCCGGCCCCGGCGAGTTCCTCGGCGCCATCGGGCACGCACACCCAGCGGCCGGGCATGTCGTCCACCTCGGCAACGGTGCACGGCCACGGCACAGCCGCGGCGCTCATGGCTGCGGCAGCACGGCAGCGGCCTGCGTCGGGGAGCCTTGGGCCAGCGCGCCAGCCTGGGCGAGATCCTTCGCTGCCGAGGCCGCCACGGGCGCGGCTTGCAGAACTTGCTGAAGCTGCGCCTGCGCGGCCTGTTCTTCGTCGATCGCGGCCATCTCGTCGTCGCTGTAGATCACCTTCGCCGGAACGCCGTTCACCTCGAAGATCACTTTCGCAGCCGCGTCGACGTTCACCCGCTTGTAGGCGGTCGGGCCCAGCACCTGCGCCAGCGGCGCCAGCTGCTCGACGCTGCGCAGGATGGCGACGCCCTCCTCGGCGCGACGCGCGCGCTCCAGCGGGCTAGTGTACTCGATCTCGAGCTCGCCAGCGCCCTGCAGCGCCTCGGGCCGCGGCGGCAGCTGGCCGGCGTCCTCGAGGATCTGGAGCTCGCGCGCCACCATCGGGTTCAGGAACTCCGACTCGGTGCGGCTCGCGGTCGGCGCCAGCAGCGCGCCCTTCTCCTGCGCGCGCAGCATCGCCTCGGTGGCGGTCATGGCCGGGTTGTCGACCAGGATCTGGAACAGCGTGTTCCACAGCGCGTCCTGGATCACGCGCCGCTTCTGGTCGGCCATCTCGATCGACACCGGCAGGTTCTCGCCGAACTTCATCGGCTGCAGCAGCTGCCGGCCCTGGTCGTCGACGCCGCCGTAGTTGATCGCCGCCGGCGTCAGCCGGATCGCGTCGAGCACGCCGTCGCGGTGCGCCAGCATCGGCGGCAGCACGGCCAGCTGCGCCGCCTGAATCGTGGTGCGCTCGATCTCGTTGAGCATCTTTACGTCCGGCAGCACGGTCATCAGCGGGCTGCGGCCGTAGATCTCGCCAGACGTGACGGCATAGCGCCCCACCGCGTAGGGGAACACCCGGAACCCGCCCTCGTCGAGGATGTCCCGGCTGTCGACCGCGACGTAGTAGCTCGCAAACTCCATGCCGCGGTAGTCCATGCGCCGCACGTCCAGATCGGTGCGGGGCTTGACGCAGTGCAGGAACGGGTACTCGGCCTCGGGCGTGCGCTCGGCCGCGTGCTTGATGTGCGCCGGCAACCTGTCGCCCCAGCGCTGCGCCGCAGCACGGGCCGGCATCCACCAGTACCGGTGCACCAGGTCGACGACGCCGGAGTCGTTCTCGGCAAAGAACAGCTGGTCGACAGGCACCGTGCGGTACAGCATGCCGCGGCCGGGCCGGTCCCCGATGAACAGGCCCATGTTCCCGAAGGCGCCCGCGTCGTAGTAGCACTCGTGCACCTGGTTGTCGAAGTTCGCCGCGTAGCGCGCCGCGAACAGGCGCTGATTCACCTCGTCGAGGTAGCGCTGCACCTCGGTGTTGTCGTTGAGCTCGTCGTCGACGGCCTTCAGCTTGTGCCACTGCTGGTTCCGGGGCGTGACCAGGGAGTGGAACGCGCTGGCGAACCGGTCCAGCGCCAGGCTCGGCGTCGCGTCGAACATGCGCTCGGTGCGCTGCTTGCCCTTGATCACCTGGGCAGCGTTGCGCCGGCCGAACTCGGCCTTGCGCGGCGCCGCGCGCTCGGCGATGTCCTGCCACACCTTCTCGAAGTGCTCGCGCTGGTTCTGCATCCGCGCGTGCATCTCCAGGATCTCGGTCGCGCGGCTGTCTGCCATGTCACTGCCCCAACAGGTCTTTGGTGGCCACGCTGCCGGCCGTGCTGCCCATCTCCGACGCTCCGGTGATGGTCGCGCGGCTGCCGCGGCGACGGCGCAGCACGTCGGCCGTGTTGCGGTCGACGATCTCCTGGTTCACCACAGGCGCCGGAACCGGCTCCGGCGGCGGCGGCGGCTTGGATCCGAATAGTCCACTCATGAGGTCCTCACCCGAAGATCGAATAGTCGGTGATAGCGCGCGATTCTGCCGCACCAGGGGCCGAAACGCGAACAGGCGTCGCAAACGTGACGGCCAGCGCGTCGGCAACGTCAGGGCTCGGCATGCCGCGCTTCTTGATGTCGTCCTTGCTCTCGAGCTTGATCTTGCCCGCGGCGTTGAACTCGTAGGTCGGCGCCGACAGGTCCATCTTCAGGGACTGGTCGTTCGGGATCGCGCCGCCAGATCGCAGCCAGTCGCGGATGGCGAACCACATCTCGGCCCGCTTGTTCAGGTACTTCTGGTCGCGCGCCTGGCCACCGAAGTGCACCTCGGTGATGCGGTGGCGAAGCTGGCGCAGACGGTCGATCACGCCGCTGCCGTTGCCCGCGTCGCAAAACACGGCCGCCGGCCGGTGCGTCTCGATCTCGTGCACGACGTGGTCGGCGAGAGCCATGTTGTCGATTCCGCGAAACACCAGCGGCGGGAACATCCGCAGGCCCTGCCGCCGGACGATCACGCTGCGGTCATCGCCGAACCGGGCCGGGTCGATGCCCAGCAGCACGGGCGCGAACGCATAGTCCCGCTCGCTCAACTGGCGCCGGCTTGCCTCCTCGACCTGCTGCAGCCCGATCAGCTGGTCGTCGCCCGCCGCAGTGAAGTCGCACAGGTACTCGCGCGCGAACGAAGTCTCGTTCATGTCGGCCCGCAGCCGCGCCACCTCGCGCGCGTCGAGCGCGTTGGTGTCGTGCACGGTGTACCGGCTGCCCCACCACCCGCCAGAGTCGTCGGCCAGCGCCTTGAAAAACAGCGACGAGAACAGGTTCACGCCGCTCGGCGTGCCGATGAACAGCGCCCAGCCCATGCGGTCGGACAGAGCAGGCTGCAGGATGTCGTCCCACACCTCGGGCTTGATCTGCGCCACCTCGTCGATCACGACGCCGTCGAGGCGCACGCCGCGCATGGCGTTTTCGTTGTCCGCCCCATAGACGCGGATGACGGCGCCGTTGTGTTTGAGGCGGACATATAGCTCGGCCTCGTTGATTTCAGCCGCTCCCGCAGTAACCAGCGGTCCAATGCGCTGCTTGAGACGAGCCCACGCAATCGTTTTTGCCTGCTTCAAAAACGGAGCGACGTAAAAATACAGGGGAAGGTTGATCTTCGCGTGAAGAGCGGCATCCAGCAGCTCCATCAAAGCCAACTCAGTTTTTCCCGCGCGCCGATGCAGCGCCAGAACCGTAAAGCGCCGCCGCTTGCGGTGGCACTCCGCTTGCCATGGGCGCGGCCGATAACCGAGGTCGATGCGGGTTGTCATAGCAGATGATCAACCAGCCGGTTGCCCTTGGATTGGTTCACGCTTGCGAGACAGACCCGCAAGTTGCCTTCGCAATGCAGACCAGAAACCATCTCGCCGGACAGCGGAATGATGTGATCGACATGTACATCAAACCCCGCAGCGCGGAATTCCTCTGCAAAGCGGTAAATCTCAAGCATTTTGGCGCGATCCGCCCACGACGGCACAGCCCTACGCAGCTTGGCCTGGCGGTGCCGCACATGCTCTGCGACGCGATCTTTGTTCGCCGCCTTCCAACGGCGGTTTTTCTCGCGAACAGCATCAGCGTTGGCTTGGCGCCATTTCTCTTTCGCGCGCCTGATCGACTCTTGAAACTCCACTGACGCCGCCATTTCTTGCTTCCAGCGGTCGTAGTACTCGCGCTTTCTTGCAATCTGCTCCGGCGTGTACTGGCGATCCGCATCGTACTTGCGCGTCATCGAATTGTGGCAGACCTTGCAGCGCGCGCCAACGCCGGCCTTCTTGCGGTTGTCCTTGACGAAATCGAGCAGCGGCTTGACAACGCCGCACACGCTGCAGGTCTTCACGGCAAATCGCTCCGATCAATGCCGGTCACAACCACGACCGGCCCGCCGCCGGGCCCGGTGTGCTCCACCTCGGTGCGGTCGGTCCATTTCATGCGCGCCTTGGTCCACCAGATCATCGCCGTGGTGTCCTTGTCCTTCGTGGCCCGCTCGAACAGGCTCTGCGCCACCCGGGCGTTGGCCTTCGCGCGACCGCGCTCCAGTTCCTCGCTGCAGTGCGCGCTCAGGGTCTTGTCGGTCGTGCCGACCACGGCGCTGATTTCGCGCACGCCGAGGCCGTAGCCGGCCAGCGCCTCGATCATCGTGCGCTGCTCCGCGCTGAACTCCTTTGGCTTGCGGCCCGCGCCAGGACGAGCGCCACCCCTACTCATCACGCACCTCCAACACAGCCGGGCGCCCAGTGTACGCCTCGTACCGCTTGACGATCACGTCGCAGTACCCGGGGTCGAGCTCGGACAGCCGAGCGCACATCCCCAGCCGCTCGGCCGCGATGAGCGTCGACCCCGACCCGCCGAAAAGGTCGAGCACGATGTCGCCGGGCCGGGCCGAGTTCCGCAGCATCCGCTCGATCAGAGCCACGGGCTTCATGGTCGGGTGGCCTTCCGAGCGCTTGGGCTTCGGTTCGTTGATCACGGACGGCACAAGCTCCTGGATCTCGGCAGTCCCGTCGATGACCATCACCGTGTCGCCGATGCGGATCTCGTAGCGCCCGTCGTCGCGCCGCGTGAACGGCATCCGCTCCTGGTCGAGATCGATCATGGTCGTGAGCTTGCGACCGCCGTACCACCGGTGCCGGCTGCCCGGCTTCCAGCCGTAGAGGATCGGCTCGTGCTGCCACTGGTAGTCGGACCGGCCAAGCACGAGCGAGTTCTTCGCCCAGATCAGGCAGCCCGAGAGCTTGAAGCCCGCCGCGCGGAACGTGGCGCGGAAGTTCAGGCCCTCGGTGTCGGCATGCGCGACGTAGATCGCCGCGCCAGGCTTCAGGCTCGCGTAGGCCGCCGCAAAGGCCGCGGACAGGAAGTCGCGGAACTCCTGGTCGTCGAGGTCGTCGTTGGCGATCTTGCCGGCCTTGGTCTCGTAGGCCACGTTGTAGGGCGGATCGGTCCAGCACACATCCGCCGGAGCGCCAAGCATCAGGCGATCGAGCGACGTGACCGAGGTCGAGTCGCCGCACACCAGGCGGTGCGGGCCCAGGATCCAAACGTCACCGGGCTTCGTCACCGGCTCGGCAGGCTTGTCGGGCGCGTCGTCGGGGTCGGCCTCCGGCTCGGGCGCGAGCGTGAGGTTGTCGAGTTCCTCGATCGAGAACCCGGTCAGCGTGAGGTCGTAGCCCGCGTCGCGCAGATCCTGCAGTTCGAGCGACAGGAGCTTGGTGTCCCACCCGGCGTTCAGCGCGAGCTTGTTGTCGGCCAGCACCAGCGCGCGCCGCTGGGCATCGCTGAGGCCAGACAGGACGATGCACGGCACCTCAGCCATCCGCAGGGCCTGCGCCGCCAGCAAGCGCCCGTGGCCAGCGATGACGCGGTTCTGGTCGTCGACCAGGAGCGGGTTCGTCCAGCCGTACTCCGTGATCGAGCGGCACAGCTGCTCGACCTGTTCCGCCGAGTGCGTGCGGGCGTTCCGCTCGTAGGGCACGAGCGCCGAAACCGCGAGGCTTTTCAGGGTCGGACTTTTCATCGTGGTGCGGATGCTACAGCGATAGTGTGGTTTTCGCAACGTGGCTGGCACAGGTGGCACAGGTGGCACAGGTGAGTTTCCCATTGTGCCGGGGTTCCTTGTGTGTGCGCGTGTGTGTGTATACGCGTGAGACTGCTATTGCGTTTTTACTTGTGCCATCTTGTGCCACGTCCATTTTTCCTTACAAATCAACAGTTTAAAAGCAATTCGATCTTGTGCCGCACCTTGTGCCGGCACAGGTTCTATCCAGTGCCAGCATCAATCCAACGGCCCGCCTTCCCATTGGTGCTTCAGCCTGGCACCGGAATACACGTTCAATCTTGTGCCACCGGCACGGGGTTGCGCGCGCTTGATCTCGGGGAAAGCCGCGGCCAGTTGCCGTCCAAAACCGACCTTCGTGCCCGGGTGATCCCGGCCCTGCGTTTCGCACCACTTCCGCCATGCCCCGAACAGGTCGTCGCGGTCGACCTGATTGCCATCGCCGACAATGCAGCAATCCTCAACGAACGCGCGGATCGGGCTGGTCTGCTCGACCATGTCGGCGTGGAGCTCGTCCGCGGACTGCGGGCGGATCAGATGGCCGCGCTGGCGCAGGCGATCGAGGCCCTCGAGGGCCCACAGCACGATCCCGGGCAGGTCGCGCAGCAGCCGCGCCGTGAGGCCGAGATCCTCGCGGCCCAGGAACGAGGTCGTGAACTGGAACATGACGAACCGGTTCGCCAGCGCGGCCGAGGCGTCGGAGAAGGCCGGGAGCTCGTTCGACGCGAACACGAACCGCGTGGGCAGCTTGCCGGTCCAGTCGGTGATGTTCTTGCGCGGCACGCTGATGGTGTCCTCGCCGGAGACGCGCAGCAGGTTCTCGACGATCGGCTGCTGGTCGGCGCGGCCGGACAGACGCGCGTCGGAGATCATGGCCAGGCGCTTGCCGATCAGCGGCTGCAGACCGAACTGCATGCCCAGGCTCGACAGGCTGGGGCTCACCCGGTTGGCGTAGCCGACCAGACTCTCGAGCACGCGCAGGATCGTGCCCTTGCCGGAGCGCGGCGGACCGATCAGCATGAACGCCTTCTGCTGGCTCGTGTCGTCGGTCAGCAGGTAGCCGAACATCTCGCCGAGCACCTGGATGCTCTCGGGGTCCTCGGGCCACAAGCCCTGCAGGAAGGCCAGCCACTCGGCCGGCTGCTCGGCGATCGGGTCGTAGTCGAACTCAAGCGCCGAGGTGCAGAACAGGCGGTCGGTCGACGCCAGCAGGCGCCGCGTCGGCCAGTGCAGGAAGCCGTTGCGGAACGCGATGATCTCGGACGCAGGTAAATCGCCAGTCCGCTCCTCGATCCAGCACTGCGGCTCTGGCAAGTCGGCGTAGCACACGGCGCGCAGAGCGTGCACGATGTTGCCGATCGCGTCGGCAGTCGGGTCGAAAGCCACGACCTCGTGGCTGCCGTCTCTGTTCATGCGCCAGGTGTCGCACCCCGCCGACCAGTGGTAGAGGCGCTGCTCAATCCAGACCCTGTCGCGCACTACGTAGCGGTCGCCGGCCCAGCTGTAGAACTCGCCCCTCCAAAACAGGATCCGGCCGCCCTCGGGCAGCGTGTCGTGGAACATCTGCGCCGACTGCATGGGCTTGCCCTTGAAGATCAACGGCCGCTCGCCGCAGCCTGGTGGCGCATGACGCTCGTCGGTAACGTCGGAGCCCGCCGCCGGCTCAGGTGTGTCAGCACCCTGCGGCGCCGGCGGCGGCTCGTCGACGGCAGCGGACCCGTCCCAAGGAGTCGGGCTACCCGTCCCGCTGCTGCCGGGGTTGTTCGGGCCACCCGGACCCCCGACACTCACCGGCTTGTCGGGCCCCTCTGACCGGGGCGGGTCGATCGGCTGCGGATCCTCGAAGCACGCGCGCACCGCGTCCAGCCCCTCGGACGCGTGCAAATCGTTGAAATCGGTTCCTCGGCCACGGTCGCCCAGCCACAGCGGCATGGCCACGGGAAAACCCGTAGCTGCGGCGGCCTCGCGCCCGGGGTTCCAGGGCTGGCCGGCCTTGGGGTGGCGCTCCGGGTAGACCGTGAACGCATCGTCGTCGGCGCCGATGATCCACTCGGCGGACGGCAGCAGCTTGCGCATCGCCTCGGCCACGCGCTGCATGTTGCCCGCGTTGAACGCAACCACGACGCCGAAGCCGGTCGCCATGTGGATCGACTCGCCGGTGGCGTACCCCTCGCAAAGCACCATAGTGTGCGACAGGTCGCCGATGCGGCAGTAGCCGCCCGACTCCATCGGCGTGCCCTTGATGAAGGCCTTGTGCCCGTCCGGGAAGATCCGCTGCAGGCCGATCAGCTTCTTGCCGGGCCCGCGCACAGGGACCAGCAGCACCGGACAGGCCTGCCCATCGAGCTCGTGGCCCTTCGGGTACTTGCCGCCGGTGACGCGTGTGGCCACGCCGTCGATGCCCTTGGCTTGCAGGTACGGATGGCCACGACGCTCGGCGAGGGACCACAGGCGATCGGCGGTCTTCGCGGCGTATTCGGTCGCAGCCTGACGCTCCTTCTCGCGGGCAGCCTCAATCTCCTGCATGCGCTGGCGCCACGCGTCGCGCTCGGCCCGCGTGAACTCGCGCTTGACGTCGTGCTTCCACTTCTCGCTGATCTGCAGGCGCCAGCAGCCGAAGGCGCCGGCAGGGCGCTCGTCGAGAAAAAGTCTGTACCACCCTGAATCATCGCCGCGCTTGCCGCTGCTGCTGAACCGATGACGCTGGCCGTCTCCGATGATCTCGTCCGGTGGCGTCAGCCCTGCTGCGGCCATCGCCGCGCGAAACTCCTCGGCCGCGTTCATGCTTCGCGGTCGTAGGCAGAGATCTTGAACGTGCGCTCGCGCACCTCCATCGCGGTTGCCAGCGCAACCACATCGGCGGCCGTGAACTCTCGCACCCGGTGCTCGAGCAACGCTCGTTTGGCCAGGTCGACGTACTCGAACAGCGCCAGCGCAGCTTCAATGCTGACGGCGGTGTCGCCAGCCCGCATCAGGTCGCGGATCTTAGACGAGAAGGGGCACTGAGATGGTGATAGGTCTTCGGACATACAGACGGACGGACAGTGGTTGATGACGATGTGATGATAGCGCCAGCGGTGCGATTACCGCAACATACCGCGCGCGTCTTCGACGCTCCGCACAACGCCGGCCAGCGCGCCACGACGCTGCATCGCGTCCACGAACGCGCGCTGCTCGGCGGTCGCCCGGCCAATCGGCGTCTTGACCTCGAGGAAAAACGCTCGAGCATCGCCGGCCCGGAAACCGAACAGGTCCGAGAACCCGACGGGAAGGCCAGTGCTCACCGGCCGGCCGTCCTTGGTGAAGAACAACCCGACGTTCGCGCGGAAAACGGCATGCCCATCGGCCGACAGCGCGATCATGATCGACCGCATTAAATCCGATTCACTTAAGATCAGACCGGCCTCGGTCATGCCGGCGCACCATCCAGCCAGGCGCCAAGCACGAACAGCGCGAACACCGCCACCACCATCAGCACGGCAGCCAGCACCGAGTGCTCGTCCACCCATTGCGCCACGCGCGGGAACGGCTCGTTCTGGTAGGCGCGATCGACGACATAGGTGTCGAGCGACGGCAGCCCCAGCCCGCAGTCACAGTCGCGCCGGCCCAGGTCGCAACTGCCCGTGCACCCGTTCGATCGGCAGCGGATCACGATGCGACCCCTGCCAGCTTGCCGCGGATGCAGGCGCCGATGTTCGCGGCGAGCTCCTGCGCTTCAGACAACGTCATGCAGACGCTGAAGTGCGCGCCGCCCTTCTTGGCTGTCAGCCAAACCTCGTTGCCGCCGCTCGGCCCGTCGAAAGTGTGGGTGCCAACCTCGTCGGCGCCCCAGTCGGGCCGCATCGTGAGTCTCTGAGAGTCCATGGGTTCTCCTGGGTGGATCCGGTCAAAGCGACCGAAGATCAGTGTACGCGAAAATCTCAACACAGTGAGAAATCCACACTGTTTACTCAGGATTTCTGCCCCGCCCCGCTTCCCACACCGCACGCACCAAGCCGGCCATGTGGTCGGCCTTCTTCTTGCCGTGGATCTGCTCGAGGCCCTTCTCGATGACGCGGCCTTTGTCGGCCACGCCGAACAGCCACGCCCGGCGGCGCTCCCGCGGCATCTTCAGGATCTCGCGCGCGAGGCACTCGTCTTTCCAGTCCTGGCACCAGGTGCACACCGTGCGGCCGTCGACCAGCACCACGGTCGGCCCGTCCTCGCACCGCTGGCAGCCGAGGCAGCCCTCGCTCACGCCGGGCTCCAGATCAGCCAGCCGGCCCACAGGCCGATGCACAGCCACACGATGCCCTGCGCGGTCAGCAACAGAGCCAGTCCAGCGGCTCGGCCTTCGCAATCGTCGTCGTTCATGCCTGCCTCCTTGCCTGTTTCTCAGCGCGTCCGCGCATCACGGCGCGGGCCCACAACTCCGGCCGCTTGTGGCCACGCCTGCGCCCCAGCGCGATGAGGTCCTCGAGCGTCTGCGCGCGCCCCTGCTCCTGGCGCGGCGTGACCGGCTCAGGCGCCGTGCCAGTGACCTCGCGGAGCTCGCCGTCGACCTGCGCCACCACCCGGCCGGCGCCCGGCTCGAAGACGTGCCCGCAGTGGCAAGCGGTCGCCGCCGCGTGCACCGTCGAGAAGCAGCGCGGGCAGGTCTTCGTCGGCACCTCGGAGGCAACGCGGCCGGATCCCTTGTCGGCGCCCTCCAGCGTCCACAGCCGCGCCGCGGTCGGGTCGCCATGCCGGGCCCGGTTGCCGACGCAGTCCAGGTACACCAGGTCGCGCTTGCCGGGGTGCGTGCGCAGCCCCCGGCCCAGGCCCTGCAGGTAGCGCACCAGGCTGTCGGTCGGCGCCAAGTCGATGACGCACGCGATCGCTGGGGCATCGACGCCGGCCACCCACAGCTTGCAGTTCGTGACCACGTCCAGCGCGCCCGACTGGATCCCCGTCAGCGCTTGGTCGCGCAGCACCGGGTCGCTGTCGCCCGAGATCGCCAGCGTGCGCAGGCCAGCGGCCCGGAACGCATCAGCGGTCTCCGCTGCGTGCTTGTTCGAGGTGCAGAACGCGACCGCCGGCCGCCCGCGCGCGTGCGCCAGGTAGTGCGCCACCGGGTCGCCGACGATCGCCGGCTTGCCGTCCACGCCGCGGTCGGGCTCGTAGTAGCGGATCGGCGCCAGCAGGCCCTCGTCGATCAGGTCCGCGGTGCTGCAGGTCGGCACCAGCACGTCGGCCACCTCGCCCATGCCTCGGCCGTCCAGGCGCTGGGGCGTGGCGGTCAGGTGCAGCAGATGTGCGCCACCCTTGCGCCAGTGCTTGGGCCCGGCGCCGGCCCACGCAAACACAGCCTGGTAGGTGTTGGCCACGGCCAGGTGCGCCTCGTCGACGATCAGGAAGTCCGGCGGCTGGTACCGGTCCAAGCGCCGCGCCAGCGTGAACACCGAAACGATCTGAACCGGCTGCTTGCGGTCGCCGGCGCGGCCGGCCGCGATCCACCCGTAGGGGATGCCCTCGGCATGCAGCTTGCGCGCCGTGGCGCCGATGATCTCGTCGAGGTGGGCGAGGAACCACACCCGCTTACCGCGGGCGATCGCCATGCGGATGATCACCGAGGCCGTCGCGGTCTTGCCGCCGCCGGTAGGCATCACCAGGATCGGCGCCTTGAAGCCGGCACGGTAGGCGGCCTGAATGTCCTCGACGGCCTTCTGCTGGCGAGGGCGCAGGATCATGCGGTCACCTCGCCCAGCAGAGACAACTGCCGCGGATCGGGCCTCGGCCCGCGCGCCTTGCCAGCATCGCTGCGCCGCGCGCGCAGCTTGCGCACCAGCAGCGGCCGTCCACAGCGCGGCCCGTAGGCGCGGCCTGCCACCGTGAGCCAGGCGACGCGCATGGGTTTCCCGCAGGCGTCGCAGCGGATCACGCCGGCTGCCCCCGCTGAGCGACCAGTTCCTCGATCGTGGCGATGCGCATGCCGAGGCCGTTGGCGACCAGGAACTCCAACGAAGCGCCGCGCGACTTCTCCCACCCAGCCAGCAGCACGATCGCGTCGCACGTCACGAGCTCGCGGATGTCCCTCCGCATGCACTCGCTCCAGGTCGCGCTCTGGTCCGGGCAGATCTCGGCCGGGTTCACCGCGTCGATGCCCACGGCGCGCAACCGGGCGGCAGCAGCGTGAAACGCCGGAAAGTTCAGGTCCGGCAGCCCGGTCATCGGCCCGGCGATGTAGCAGCGCAGCCGCGTCACGGCGCAACCTCCGCAGGCGCAGGGCTTGATTCACCACCTGCCGATGCACAACTGCCCAGCACAAGGTCCGCAGGCGACAACTCGATACCCCGCTCACGCGCCAGATCCAGCAGCCGCACCTGGACGGCAGACGGCACCCGGCCGTCCAGCCCGCCCCGCTCGGCCGGCAGGCGCCAGCGGTGGATCGTCGATGGGTCTTTGCCCAAGAGCCGCGCCAGCGGCCGGACGCCGCCGAAACGGGAGATGACGATGTCTGCAGGGCTGCTCATAGGTCGGTGCGTGGAACGCATCAGGGGTGAGGATTCCGCAATTATGCGGGAATCTCAACGCGCTTGCAACTTGATCACCAGCACGGTACATCGTCGGGCCGGCAGCCCGCCAACGGGGCCCATCTGAAGTGGGCCGTTCCGGTGATGATGATCCTTACCTAACCCGTTGCTCGGCAGCAACGCGGGTTTTTCCCGTGCCGCAGGTGTTGCGGTTTTCCAAACGCTGCTGCAGAATTCTCCTCAGCGCCGGATGGCTGGCGCATCACAGGAGACGACGGTGACCGTCGAGATCATCACACCACGCGACCAGGACCACTGGTTGCAGCTGCGCACGCAAGACGTGACCAGCACCGAGAGCGCCGCCCTGTTCGGCATGTCGCCCTACGTCACGCACTTCGACCTCTGGCACCGCAAGCGCTCGGGCCAAGTGCCGGAGTTCCGCACCAACGAACGCATGCGCTGGGGCAACCGGCTGGAGTCGGCCATCGCCCACGGCATCGCCGATGAGAAGGGCTGGAATATCGAGCCGATGAAGGACTACCTGCGCGACCCCGAAGCGCGCATCGGAAGCAGCTTCGACTTCGTGATCACGAACCTGGACGGCGGCCCGACCCACCTGGAGATCAAAAACGTCGACTACCTCGCCTTCCGCGACGGCTGGCTGGAGCACGACGACGGAACGATAGAAGCCCCCGAGCAAATCGAACTCCAAGTGCAGCACCAGATGGCAGTCTCGGGGTTCGGCCGCGCGTTCATCGGCGCCTTCGTCGGCGGGAACCGCTTCGAGATCATCGAGCGCCAGCGCGACGAGGATGTGATCCGCGCGATCCGCGCCAAGGTCGCCGAGTTCTGGCGCACCGTCGAGGCCGGCGAGGAGCCCGACCCGGTGATGCCGCAGGACGCAGCCGCCCTCATCCGCCTGAACGCCTACGCCGAGCCGGGCAAGATCCTCGACGCCACGGGTGATGCGAAGATCGCATCGCTGGTGGACCAGTACCGCAGCGCGAAGGCCATGGCCGACGAGCACGAGGAAGAAGCCAAGATCGCCAAGGCCCTGCTGCTCGAAGCGATCGGCGACTCCGAGAAGGTGCTGCTGCCCGGGTTCTCGATCAGCGCCGGCATGGTCGCCGACAGCCCGGGCACCCTGATCACCGCCGACATGGTCGGCACCTACACCGGGGCCCGCAAGGGGTACAGAAACCTCAGAGTGACCGCCAAGAAGACCAAGGTGTGATCATGTTCGACCGATTCATCAGCAAGGTGTCGCCGGAGGCTTTGACCGGCTGCTGGCTTTGGACGGCAGCGCTCGACGGGCGTGGCTACGGTGTGTTCTTCGACGGCCGCCGATCGGCTGCAGGCAACAAGATCCAGGCCAAAGCGCACCGCGTCAGCTACCAGCTGCACAAAGGCGAAATCCCCGCCGGCCAGCGAGTCCTGCACACGTGCGACAACCCCGCGTGCGTGGCTCCACATCACCTGTTCCTGGGATCGGCCAAGGACAACACGCAGGACATGCTGCGCAAGGGCCGCGCCAACGGCCGGCCCGACCTGGCCAGCCGCGACCACTGCGCCAAGGGGCACCCGTTCTCCGGCGACAACCTCGCCATCGTCAACGGCACCCGGCGCTGCCGGGCCTGCCGCGTCATCGCAACCCGCAACTACCGCCAGAAAGCCAAAGCATGAGCACCGCACTCGTAGAAGTCCGCACCGCCGTCGAAAAGATGGCCCCGCAGTTCAAGGCAGCGCTGCCCTCGCACATCCCGGTCGAGCGCTTCGTCCGCACCACGCTCACCGCCGTGCAGACGAACCCCGACCTGATGGAAGCCGACCGCCGCACGCTGTTCGCAGCCGCCACGCGCGCCGCGCAGATGGGCCTGCTGCCTGACGGGCGAGAGGGCGCGATCGTGACCTTCGGCGGCAAGTGCAGCTTCATGCCGATGCTCGGCGGGATTCTGAAGTTGGTCCGCAACAGCGGCGAGCTCGCCAGCATCGACGCGCAGATCGTCTACAAGGCCGACAAGTTCACCTACAGGCCCGGCATCGACTTGGTGCCACAGCACGAGCCGGACTGGTTCGGCGATCGTGGCGAGGTCGTCGGGGTGTACGCGGTCGCGAAAATGAAAGACGGCGCCGCATACGTCGAGATCCTGAGCAAGAAGCAGGTCGAGCAGGTGCGCGCGGTCAGCCGCTCGAAGAACGCCGGCCCCTGGTCAACCTGGTGGGACGAGATGGCCCGCAAGACCGCGATCCGCCGCCTGGCCAAGCGCCTGCCACTGAGCACCGACCTCGACGGCGTGGTGCACGAGGACGACGAACTGTTCATGCCGCCGGAGCAGCCCGCCGCGCCCGCCCAACCCCCCGCGGATCCGCCGCCGGCCGACACGCCCCGCCGCCCGTCGCGCCTGGCCAAGGTCGCCGAGCAGGCTCCCCCGCCGCCCGAGCCTGCCGACGACGATGGCGTGATCGACATGCCGCCCGCGCCGCCTGCCATCGACGAAGACAGCCCGATCTGACCATGAGCACCGACCTCCTCACCCCGAAGGAGGCGGCAGCCCTGCTGCGCGTCTCCACCGACACCCTCGAATCCTGGCGCGCCAAGCGGCAGGGCCCGCCCTGGACCAAGCTCGGCGATGGCGTGCGCGCGCCAGTGCGCTACCGCCGGACCGACATCGATCAGTACCTGAAGGAACGCACGCAATGACACGCAAGCCCTGCCCGGTCGACGCCAGGATCACGCTGCGCGAGCGGCTGATTGTGTATTTCACGCTCAACCCTGACGAGCAGCTTATGCTGGCCGACATCGCCACCAAATTCGGCTGCGGCGTCGAGGGCGCCAGGTGGGCGACCCGCCGGATGGCCGAAGCCGGGCTGCTGGTGAGCAGCGGAGGGTACGGCCAGATCGTGATCAGCATCGGCCCGGAACTGTCGCGGATGATCGCGCCGCACAGGACGGCCACGGCCGACAGCGGCAACGGATCGGCGAGCGTGGCCGACGATCTGCAGAGCCTGCGCGCTGCGCTGCAGGAGGCAGACACCTTGGCGGGCCACGATGACGCGCTGACGGAGTGGCGCGACAAGTGGGCGCACCTGTGGCGCCGCGTTGAGGCCTAACGTTCGAGCTAACCCCGACAAGGAGGCGTGAGCCATGAGTGACGAAGCGAACCCGAGCAACAACGCCGACCCAGGTCGCGGGTTGAGCGAGGGGTTAGGCCCGCTGCCGGAGCGGTGCGACCAATGCCGCACGCCAAACGCATGCAGCGATGGAGCGTGCTTGGAGGCTTATATCGGCCGGCGCGTGCAGCAGGAGGTGGCCACAGAGCGCGAGCGGTGGCGCAGTGCAACCGAGTACGCCGTGCACCAACTTGAACAGTCGCGCGTCTGGAACGGCCACGACTGGCACTACAACCCGCTGCACCCGCTGTACTACCGCAGGGCACTGGATCGCCTGCGGGATGTGTTGAGGGCCTAACGTTGCAAATAAGCTGCCCACGGAGGCGGAGCCGTAGTGGGTCAGCTTGATTTGCGTGTTGGGCGTGTGGTTCCGAAGCGGAGAAACAGTTGAATGAGTTGGCTCTTTTCGCAGGCGCTGGTGGCGGAATACTCGCGGGCCACATGCTGGGATGGCGCACCGTCTGCGCCGTTGAGCGTGATGCCTACGCAGCACAAGTTCTGGCGCAACGACAAAACACTGGAGCCCTGCGACCTTTCCCGATTTGGGCTGACGTGTGCAGCTTTGACGGAAGACCGTGGCGCGGACTTGTTGACGTGGTTTCTGGGGGCTTCCCGTGCCAGGACATCAGCGTTGCCGGCAAGGGAGCAGGCATTGACGGAGAGCGCAGCGGAATGTGGACCCACATGGCGCGGATCATTGGCGAGGTTCGACCCCGCTTCTGCTACGTGGAGAACAGCCCAGCGATCCTTACTCGGGGACTCGGAAGAGTGCTCGGTGACCTGGCCACGCTCGGGTATGACTGCCGGTGGACAGTGCTGGGAGCTGCCGACGTTGGCGCCCCCCACCAGCGCGACAGGTTCTGGCTTGTGGGTGCCGACACCATGCGCGACCGACGCGAAGCCGATCACAGGCGGCAATCTGTACGTGACGGAGACAGGCACGGTGCGGCACATGCGACCGGATGGCAAGAGCAGCAACCGGGGCTTGGCAGCAAGTGCGGCCATGTGGCCGACGCCGACTGTGTGCGGGAACTACAACCGCAAGGGGGCCAGCGCGACCAGCGGGGATGGGATGGCTACGGCAATGCTGAAGTGCGCCACGCCGACAGCCCGCGACTGGAGAAGCGGCAAGGCCAGCGAAGCGACGATGGAGCGCAACTCAAGGCCCTTGAGCGAGCAGATTGGTGGACTGCTGAACCCGACGTGGGTCGAGTGGCTCATGGGGTGGCCCATCGGGTGGACCGACTTAAAGCCCTCGGGAACGGACAGGTGCCCCGGTGCGCAGCCACAGCTTGGCGAATGCTCACTGGTGGCATGAGGAACACGCCCAACGTGGGAGCTAAGCTGACCGCGCGCCAGCGCGGGTCAGCTTGAGCGACAGGTTAGGGCGCCGTAGCCGGGGCGAAAAATAGTTGAGATAACCCCTTGCGTTTCCGGAAACGCTGTGGCACAGTACACCCATCGCAACACGCAACCGGAGATGCAAATGTTCAAGGTGCAATACAAGTCGGTTTTGTCGGGCCAATGGTGCGAAAGCCACCTTGGCAAC